TGACGTAACCATAAACGAAAACGCCAGTAAGAACACCAGCGAAAACAAAGTTAACTACAACAAGTCCGTTAATTACTTTTTGCATAATTACATCTCATACTTTTTAGGATCAGTTTCGGTAGTTATTTTCAAAGGTGCTTGTTCGACACGGATGACTTGTGCAGGAGCAGTCTGTGACGCTGCCTCAATTAGTCTTTCCATATCTGCCTTTGTTATCCCACTGCCACCACCAGTAGCAGCACCGTTATTCTTCTTGGCAGTCTGAACGCCAAAAGTAGCTAAAACTCCAGTGAAGACCGAAGCTATGAAAGTTGGATCGAGATCTTGCTCGGGGAAGTTGAGTGCCTTTGGCAAGTCAACGTACGCTAACGTCAGAATTCCACCAGACCAAACCAGAATCCCAAGTCTCACGAACGTTGATAGTATCGCGAGTTGTTCTTCCTTATCTTCTGATGCTTCCTTTAAGCGACCGAAGAAACCTTTTGGTTTCTCTTCGGATTTAGGAGGTTGTTTCTTTTCGTCTGCCATAGTCACTGTGAAGGACTACTATATATATCTACTCTGCGACCTGACGTTTCTTACCGATATTATATTTCGACTCTAAAATCCATTCACCCTTGTCCTTGTAAGAGATAACCTTAATCTGATTTAACGGTGCAAGTTCACCAAGTTCTTCATCAACAACATCTACAAGTCCCCAGTCGGATAGTAGTTTAGTAATTCTATTGCGACGTTCTACATCGTTAGAAGTTAGGTTCGCGTGCTTTCCATCCAACGCAAACAACTCTTTAAAGTGTACGATATAATACTTGCCCTTCTTATGAAGAATATGACAACTCTGAAATAATTTCTTTTCCTTTCTCGATGCTACACCGATTCTGGTAAGCGTCTCTCTAACTTTCAGAAAATCATCTGGTTGCTTGAGACTAACTTCGACCATAATATCGGGTGACCAAGAGATCTCGATCTCACCTGCCATTGGTTTTACCTCCAGTATTCATTTTTAATTTAATCAATTCAATCTGATCGTTGGTCAGAATACGAAGCGCATCCCGTGCTTTTTCATCTGAATACTTGAAGTATTTTTTGATGAGGTCAAGATTATCAATCTTGTCCTTACGCTGCCAAGGAGAGAAACGACGTTTCTTTCTCAGACTATTTAGATAAAATGAATATTGAAGATCATTATCAAGTTGGTGAAACTCATTGAGAGCATTGGCATATAGCACAGTCTCTTTGAATCCACTAAAACATTTGTTGACAATGTATGGAGGATACTTCCTCATCCAGTCTTCACCACGTTCACGAAGATCTTCTTTAGTGAAATTAATACTGTTTAAGTAATCAGTTAAAGGGTAATCCTTGTGGTGCTTTGACATAGTTGGTGATGAGAAGTTCTTTACGTTTTGATTGTGCAGCGTTGTAACCGCCTGTAGATCTCATTGTATATGTGAGATCCCATTCTGCCTGTGTGTGATCTGGAAACAGACCACGAGTATTTTCATTTGAATTATAGGTGATCATCCATTTGCAGGTAGACTCATTACATACACGTGCAAACCTTTGATGATCAAATCCTTTGTGCATAGAACCCTTGGTTCCGTACAAGAAATCTTTGATGTCATATGGAGGATCTAGGAAACAAAATATATCCTGATCATCCGTCATCAGATCTTCATAGTCATTGTTAGTGATCTCCCAGTGCTCAATGATATGACTATAGTGTGCAAGTTTCCTGATTCCTTTCTTGCTGAAGTTTGATACAGATGCCTGCTTAGAAAATGAACTGTTCTCTGTCAGTCCAGAGAATGAACACTTATTAAGCACGTAGAAATAAACTGCCTGTTGAAACTCATCCACATTTCCAATGTCTGCTTTACATTTCTGAAAGAGTTCTCTTGCTTTCTGCTCATTGTCGTGATGATTCTTGACTGACATCAGAGTATCACTCAATTCGTATCCACGATCTTGAAGTTGTACCCAGAAGTTATACAAGTAAAAGTAAGTATCATTCACCCAGACAGGGGTGTCAGGATTCTCCTTTGAGAAATAGATTGCCATAGAACCACCACCCAGGAATGGTTCACGAAACTCTTTCACGTAATCAGGAAACTGTGGATACAGTTTTGCAGCAGCACGTGACTTCCCACCTGGATAGCGGAGCGGAGTTTTGTACGATTTCATCTCACTGTACTTTAAAGTCATACTCAATAGTAATTACCTTACACTGCTCACCAGTGTGACTCACTTTGATATGTGTATTCATTATACCACCAATTCTTTCTGAAGCATACTTGATGTCATCAAGAATTTCGTTCTCTAGGTCCTTGTAAGGATCGTAGTGCTTGTCAATTTTCATTAGGGTTTGGTTGCATAACAGGGTCATCTTGAACCAACTTGATGTTGGTCATATTTTGTCCGAAGGGTCCGAAGTTAATAGGACCAGTTGGAAGTGCATTCCACGCAATATTTGCACGGAACATATCACCCACGTGAGGTGTTGAAAAATGAATTAACCAACTTGGCCAGACTACCAGTGTCCCAGGACGCCACTCAGGGGCGCTACAAGCGTTCTTATATGCTGAGGAGACTACTTCCATCTGATTGTAAGAACGGACCCAACAGGGGTCTTGGAACTGCGTTGGGTGACCTTCAGTTAGATTGAAGATACCTGACCAGTATGAAAGAGGGTGTCTGTGTGGTTGATGCATCCCTTCAGAATGTGGCATCGATACGTTTCCCCACATCATAGAGACTTCAAACTTACCCCACATCTCAAACTCTTGATCAACCTTAATCTCTTCCAGACATTCTTCGATCCAAGTTGTAAGTGGTTGAAATGCAGGAAGGTTTTGAAGATTACCTTTAGTAGACTGTACAGGATGTGGGAAGTTAAACATACCACGTTCAATAGGATCAAGAGCATCCAAGATAGGATCTACAAGATCGGGTCTTTCAAAGGTAAAGATCTCGATAGGAAAGATCTCGTGCTTTTTCATTGCTTTCGGGTAATTCAATTTCATTTCTTGAATACTCCTAGTCTAACTAAAATATAAAATGTAAGAGTTGTCCAGAAGACAATTTCTAATCCAATGTGATTCATTTTTTCCAAGTAAACATAGAATCATATGTTGCCATATGACTATTGATGTCATTTATATCTCTAAACTCTGCCACACCAACATTAACTGGTTCAGCATTGTAATCGTGCCCAATGATTAGACCACCCTTTTTAATTTTAGGATACCAATCATTTAGTTCACGCTTTACTTGTTCGTAATTCAACCAAGCATCAAAGAAAATAAAATCGAATGTCTCATCGTCACAGTCTTCGTGAAGGGTATCTGTATTACCTTTCCAAAGTTCAGAACGATGTTGCTCACCAGACCATTTGATATGATGCTTGGCGATCCATTCGTGTGTCTCCATCTGTGCAGGAGAAGTAGAGTTTAAAGGACCATCACCTTCTGGGTTCATCCAGTCTGTGTATGGTTCCCAGTTATCAACACCGTACAACTTCTTTACGTTAGGACAGTTCTGTAAAATAGTTAGAAAACTTTCTGCACGAAAGACTCCAAGTTCTAAACCAATAAGGTTTTCACCGTGGAGTCCAATCAGCAAGACTGCTGATCTAATATCTGTTAGAGCGTCTACAAAGTTATACGCTTTTGGGTATTTCAATTTCATTTGAACTCGCACCTCATCATAAGTTCAGTAAGGAAAGCAACCAAGTTAATCTCTTGGTCAGCAACAAACGCTGCCTTGTATTGGTACTCACCAATAAGAAGAACTGCCTCAGGAATAGATCGTGGTGACATATATGTATAGAGACTGTCGTACACATTCCTGATGATCTGTGTAGGTTCATTGTCCAGATTCTGAACAACCCACTTCTTCATCTTAGTAAACTCTTTGTCCTTGAGAAACTTTACTAGGTCGTCAAGTTTAGTATCAGATACAGCAGCAAGAACACCAGTGTCAATCTTACCGATAGAAGAATAACGTTGGAGTTCATTTAGTGTACGTCTGAAGTCAGGGAAATATTTCTGTACTAGCGCCGCCAGAACACGAGGTTCCGAAGAGACCTTTTGCTCTTCAAGGATGGACTGGACACGCTTGAAAAACTCTGCTGCGAGTTGTTGCTTTTGTTTGCCTGTGATTCCGAAGTCAACAACTGAGCAGCGAGAATGGAGGGGGGCAATGATTTTGTTTTTGTAGTTGCAGGTGAAGATGAATCTGCAGTTGCCACTAAACTCCTCAATACTTGCCCGTAGGAGGAGTTGAACATCATTGGTTGTGTTATCTGCTTCGTCAATGATGATGACTTTGTGTTTAGAAGTTGAAGTAAGCGATACGGTCGAAGCGAAATTCTTCGCATTGTTTCTGACTGTATCGAGAAACCGTCCTTCGTCTGATCCGTTGATGACATAGTAGTCTGCCTCTAGTTGTTCACATAATGCTTTTGCTACTGTAGTCTTGCCAATACCAGGAGGTCCAGACAGTAGCAGGTTAGGGATCTCACCTTGCTCTACAAACTTGTTTAGTACACTCTTGATATTCTCGGGCAGAATACAATCGTCGATCTTACGAGGACGATATTGTTCACACCAAAGAAAATCACTCATAATGAAATAGTCTCTCCTGAGAGATGTAAGTTGAAAGAAAATATAATCTTATCTTCAGCAGCACGATGTGGTTGTGACTGAT